ATCTTCAAGTCTGGTTTTTCATACTCCACACCCTCAGAATTGTGCACATTCAGAATGTAGTGTTTCTTACCTGTCCAGATGCCGACATCAGCAAGAACCTCACGTTTCATTACCATCTTCTGTTCAAATGCATTGATATACTCTGCAAGTTCACCATAACACTTATCAATCACATCTTGAATCTTACCATCACAAACCTTGTCCATGAAGTTTATGATTTTCTTTGTATCTGTAAGTCCGACTTTCTCAACAAGACTATCCAACGTAACATACAGAGAATCAGTATCAGATGCCAAAACATAGTCTTTCTCTTTGGTTTCAAGTAACTCATTTAGATACTCATTCACTGCCCTCTCGGCCCATCTGATAGAAAGTTGACCTGCAACAGAAACTGCCTCTGCATTCCTCACATCAAAGTAACGAAACCATTGATTGCCGAGAGCACCATAAGCAGAGTTTAGGGCAATTTTCAGATTCAACTGAAGATTAAAGTATTGAGAAAGTTTGTTTGGATCGGCATTAGATCCTTTCTTCTTTTCCTCAATCATCAACTTCTTGTATTTGACTCTATCATTATACATTCTCTCCATAAGTGCAGGAAGAAAACCCTGTTTCTTACGAGTATACATGGCACCATTTGGCGTCATTGTGAGATTCTTATCCACTAAAAACTTTGTATCTATTTCTTGATCCAGTAAGGAATCAACCATCTTACTTCTTGGATACATGCCAGTCAAAGTCTCAGGAGAAATATTATACTGCATGATAAGATGCGGATACAGACTATTCAAGTCAAAACTACAAACCCACCTATGGCGTCCGATTTGAGGTTCCTTAACATACGCACCTTCGTATGCCTCTGACTTCTGTTCATGTCTCTTTGGTGGTACAACTATATTCTGTTCAAGAAGATAATTGTAGATAATACAATCCCACATCTTCACAGGCGAGAAAACATCATTGAAGTTACACTTGGCCATATATGCCAGTGAGATGATCATTTCCATGAGTTTCATCTTCTCTTCAAGTTTACAGACGAGATACACATCATGGACATTGTAATCTACGAACTTCTGGAAATTTGTTCTATACAATTCATGGAGAGTTGATGCTTCTGAATAGTCAAGTTTCTTCTCACCAAGTTCAGCATATGCAATGTGATTCAATGCATAAGACTCTTGATTCACATAGGTAAATTTTTGATATGCATCCATGTAGTCAATACTTGATACACCAACTATATCATAGATCTGCTGTTTTCTGTTGCCGACAAGAGTTACTTCGTTTGTTTTGTACCAACCCCAAGGCGACATTTTCTGTGCAGGTTTTTCTCCAAGAATCCTAATGATACGATTCATGAGATATGGAATATCAAAGAAACGAGAGTTCCAACCAGTTACAATATCTGGATAATCTGCAGACCAATCTCTGATGAAGTATTCCAATAGTTGTGATTCATCTCTACACTTTACATACATCACACCATCAGCTGGTTCATACTCACCACAACCATAAACCTTGAAATCATCACCTATCTTGATTGAGATGGCAAGAACTTCTTCATTGGCTTCTCTAATGTTTGGAAACCCATATTCAGAACTTGTCTCAATATCAATGAAGGCAATTTTGATTTTAGAAAGGTCATAGTCCACCATTCCATGATAGTTTTCTGCAATGTAAGAATACTGAAAACCCTCAATACCAAAAACATCGCCAGGATAACTTCTCATGGCTTCTCTTGTCTCTTTCATGGACCCCCATTTTACAGGCGATACATTTTTATTGTCAAGAGTTTTCCAGTTTGAAGGTTTTTGTGAAGGAACGAATAAGGTAGGGTCATAGCGAACTTTCCTACGGAAAGACATGCCATTAGAGTCTATACCTCTCAGGGCAATGTAATTACCGAAAGGTAAAACATTTGTGTAGAACATTCAATACCATTTTTGATAGGGGATTTTAAACTTGTCAAAGACATTATAACACCATTTGATCTGCTTGTCAACCCAAGTTCGTTTGGATTGAAACAGACCAATGGTGAATAAAAACTGAAGATATATTTTTAGAAACAGTCCAACTAATAAACTAGACCTTTTTCGTATTTGGTCTTTTTGTTTATCCTCAGAGCCGTCTTTATGTCTCTTCGGTTTGAACCATCTTTGTTGAAAGAGCAATGTACCCATCCGCTGTTTGGTTGTCCCTTAGTATAAAATTCCAAAATTAGCTGGTCAAAATCTAACTCTTTTGCAATCCACTCAGCAACTTCTCCGTTAGGAGTTCCCAGCTGTTCAAAATCTGCTGCCATTCCAAAACAATGTTGACTAGTTTTAGAACCACCCACTTTAGCATTTAACTCTGGACCTCTATAGCCAGAGTTGACTGTTATAACACCAAACTTATCTCTGACAGGCTGTAATACATGATGAGTCAATACTGTGAGGTTTACAATCTCTTCTGTAGTTGGCTCATTCTCAATACCCATCCTGTCAGCAGTTGAACTTTTTGTAAGTTCACTTAACCAAAAATTCTGTGATAGTCTTAACTTCATACTGTTTCCACCTCAAACTTACCTGTCTCAGTATTAAGTTTTATCTTGAGGTTAAGTTCCATATCTGGAATATCTAAATTACTTTTCACACCAGACTCAAGCATCTCTGTGAGAGATTGTGCAGGTTGAGTTGGATCAGCCTTGACTATTGCATCCAAAGCACCTTTTGCATTTTCTGGTATCACATCATCAATCATTTTTGAAACATGATCTTTGGCCAAATCTTGTGCTTTATCAGCAACCAGACCAGTAATCACATTCATTAATAACATTGGTAACATATTATCTCCTAATTAACTACTTCTTCATTTCCAGGCTCAATCACTACACCATCGTCAGTGACTTCCTCTGTCCCAACTACTTTATTTAGGATTTCAGTTACCCACTCTGGACCTTGTTGTGTGTCTGGAAAACCATCTTCTGATGCTCTCCAAAGAATCTCACCATCAATCTCAATCACAATATCATCGTCTGGAATTGAATGTCTTTCAACGTCTGATGGTTTACCTACAAGTTGTGGTTTGTGATTTGCAATACCTGCAGTGATTTGAATACCATGAGGAAAGCCATACTGTTCGTTCATGAAGATACGAACTTTCCTACCTTCTTCAAATGCAGGTGCTCTCATACTCTCAGGGATTTCCATATTTTGGAGTCCCTTACCAGTTGAAGTATCAAGCACTACACTATCGTCTTCTTCTGGTGAATCAAAATCTTGTTCTACCTTAACTGTTTTGTCTTCAGTATTTTCTTCAGTATCTACTTTAAAACTTTCTTCTGCCATTTTTATCTCCATAAAGGGGAGCTTTCGCTCCCCGCGTCATGATTAAGAACCAATAGGAATCAGCCGTGGCTTCTTCTCTTCTGGTATCACTTTCTCAAGGTCAATATTTAACATACCATCCTTGAGGTCCGCACCCTTTACAATAATATCATCGGAAAGAGTGAAAGAACGAGAGAATGCCCGTTTGGCAATTCCCTTGTGAACGAATGAATCACTTTTGGATTCACCTTCTTTGTCTTCAGTTGAACGTATAACCAATTTACCATCGGTTACTTCAACCTCTATGTCATCTTTTGAAAACCCTGCCAGGGCTACTTCTATGACATACTGAACTTCGTTCAGTTTCCGAATGTTATATGGTGGATACCCCGAATCGCGAGTAGAGTCCATATCAAAAAAACGATCAAAGAATGTGTCAAACCCAACTGTGAGTCCCATCATTTTTTGAAAGTCTTGGGGTGTAAACGCGGAGTGTCGTGCTAGTACCATAATGCCTCCTTATAAAGCGAGGTTAATAATAAACTCATCCTGAAGCACACAGCGACGAGTCTGTTAAGTGAGGTTTCCACTATGGACAACCTCAATCGCGAAACCCTTCTCCCTTGAAGAAGTGTTCACAACGATGCCTAAAAATTATCCAAAATAATTCGGTAAGAGAGTCGGCTCCATAATTACCAACTCCTTTAACTAATAATTTGTATTTTGTTTCCATAATATATAACCTTTGAAAAAAAGGGTGAGGTGGGTAGT